GTGCTGAACGGGGCGGAGTGGAAGCACGAGCTAGGGCTGTCCGGCAACGCCAACAAGGAGGCCATCGCCGCATGGGTGCGGGGCTACCGGGGCGAAGAGTTCGAGACGCAGGACCTGAACGATGCGTTCTGCGTGGCCCTCGCAGGCTACAGTCTGTCGATCGTTGAAGAGGAGCCCGCATGAGCACGCCGATCATCGCACTGGACATCGATGGGGTGCTCGCGGACTTCGGTTCGGACTTCCTGCGGCAGGCGAAGGACCTGCACCCGGACGAGGGGCTGGAGTGGTGGTCCGCTGGAGGCCAGCAGACATGGCAGCACGAGAACCTGACCACCAAGCAGAACAACGAGACGTGGGAGTATGTGTATGCTCATCCTGAGTGGTGGGGTGGGCTCTCGACGATCCCCTCGGTAGTGGAGATCAGAGAGCTGAGGGAGTTCGTGGCGGACATCGACTGTCACGTGGAGTACATCACGGCCCGAGGCACCGCGCGCTCCGCGAAGGCCCCCGAGGCTATCACGACCATCACACAGATGTGGCTGCATGGGAACAGATTCCCTCAGCCGGACAACGTGACCCTCGCCGAGGACAAGGCCGTCGCCATCGATGAGCTGGTCGAACGCATCCCCGGTGGTCAGCTGCTAGGGTTGCTCGACGACCGGCTTGCCACGATCGCCGACCTAGCGGTGATGGGCTACCCGGTCGTGGCGCGTGACTGGCCCTACAACCGGAGCATCTCGCAGAAGTTCGTACCTCGGGTCTATTCACTTGGAGAGTTCACGCACTTGATGCGTTTGCGTGTCGCCGCCCCGTAGTGTGTGCCCACCCCATATCTGGGTGATGGGTGCGACGACGAAGCAGCTACCGAACAGCCAGCGAGGACACTGGCTGGTGGAGCGAGAGGGCACGTGTAGGCGTCGCAAGTGTGGCCTCACGAAGATGTTCGCTGAGCGAGAGTTCACGGACGATGTAGAGGGCAAGCGCGTAGGTGGGGGCACCGCGAGGCACGACCTCGAATGGGCACTAGAGTAGGAAGCGCCGATGGACCGGAAGATTTCACCGCGCAGGGTCTACGGACGGTTGACCTCTACGATGCAGGGGATCGACAAGGACGTAGTCGCTGCGTCCGACCGCCTAGTCGATGAGTCGCTGGAGCTGCTAGAAGACGAGGAGCCCCGCCTGCTCCATTGGCTGAAGACGAACCCGGAGATCGACACCCTGCTGGGGTCGCACACGGTCGCGATGCACGCGCTGCTGTTTGGTGATTCCCGTCGAGGGTACCCCCTCGAACACACGATGGGCAGGCTCGACGCACTGAACTACAGGCTGGTCTGCACACTGGCCGTGATGGCTACGATGAGAGAGCGGCCACTAGCAAAGGAGGTACGGCCATGATGCCAGACGACCGAGACGACGTCCCGGGCGAGGGTGAGGGCGAGGTCCCTGTGATCACCGGAGAGATGTCCGAGGAGGCGATCACGGCCGCAGCACTGATCAACGACTCGAGTTTCATGGACCGGCTCGCACCCTGTACGAGCACTTCGTGGGGATCGGGACCAAGGCCGTGTCCTCCGCTGCGTACGGCGACGCCATGAACGCGTTTGGCAACGCGATGCAGATCGCCAACTCGATGCACAACATCGCGCTAGTGCGCGAGAGCATCGTGCGGAAGCGCCTTGACAGGCATGCCACCCGGACCGACCTCGACCTCGACGACGATGACCCTGCCAACGACCTCTTCGGTGGTGACGCGGTGGACGACCTGTAGGATGATGGACGAGCGCATGCAGGAAGGGGCCGAGGGGCCGACACCCGAGTCGTCGCTCGGCTATACCCGTCGCATCCGCGCGATGGTGCACGAGGCCGCCTCCCACTACAGCCCGAGGCGCACCGGGCAGGAGATGATGGACACCGCACTCGACCTCTACGCGGTTGCGTTGGATGGGCTGTTCGGCGAGCGCTGGCGGAAGCACGCTCACCCCGAGCACCGGGACATCCTCCGGCACTACATCGACGACCCAGTCCACTGGGAGACTGCAATGGCGGGCACCGGGTGACGCAGGGGACAGGGACACACGGTAGCAAGTTCACCCCGGAGACCCTAGCCCTTTTCATCGAGGGTGTGCGCGACCGGGGTCTGACGCTCAAGGCTGCATGTGGCTACGCCGGGATCGCTACACGTACGTTGGAGCGCTGGCACGCCCGCGCCCGCTCCGAGGCAGCCGACGAGGACGCCAAGGAGATCGGACCCTACACCCAGTTCTTCCTCGACATCGAGCTGGCGCAGGGACGCGGGCAGGCCACGGTCGAGGAGCAGCAGTGGAAGCTCATCAATGCCGGGGACGGTCCGTCCATCCGCCGCTGGTTGGAGGCGCACGACCCACCCACATGGGGCCGCAGGACCTCAGGCCGCGCCCCGGTGGTCATCACTGGCGACGGAACGAAGGTCGCGATCCTACAGCAGGGTACCTCGGAGAACCCGGCCGACTACTTCGGCGTCGAGTCCGTGGTCACTGACCCCACCCTAGCAATCGAGGGACCTGCCGAGTGACCACCGCCACCACAGAGAAGCAGCGGATCAATGACCCGTCCATGCTCTACCTGTTCCGCACCCCGGACGGGCGAGCGGCTCGGTGGCAACGCCCCACCACCAAGCAGGAGCTGGCGGATAGGTTCGAGCTGTTCGGCTTGAAGCTGAGTCCCAACGTGCACCCGGCGTGTGTGGATTTGGGCCACTCCGCGCCCCTCGACGTGGCGTGGTCCATCTATAGCGGCACCGATTACCGCACAGGCAAGCGCGCGCCGGTGATCGTCCTCAAGGGTTCGCGTGGCCTGTCCGGCAAGAGCACCTTGCTCGCCGGGGTATCGAGCATCGAGGGGCTGGAGGGGTACAACGGAACGGTCCTTGGTGGCTCCTTGGTCCAGTCGCAGAACGTGCAGGAGATCAGCAACAAGATCTGGGACCGCGACATCGAGACCGACGAGGCCATCTACGAGGGCGGGCTCTCGATCCTCATCGACGACCCCACCGCTTACCAGACCAAGTTCTCGTACTCGGGGGCGTGGCGTAAGGTTCTGACCGCATCGTCGAGGCAGGCCCGAGGTCCCCACCCGCACCGGCTGCGGATGGACGAGGTCGACGAGATGGTGCAGAGCGTCTTCGACAGCGCCATGGGTCAGACCATGAGCCTCGACCTAGACATGCCGATCCAGACAGCCATCGCCTCCACCCACCAGCATGCCGACGGGACGATGACCTACGTGCTCAAGGAGGCTGCCACCAAGGGCTGGCCCGTCTACGAGTTCTGCTACCGCGAGTGCTTGCGTACCGAGGACCGCTACCTCGACGTCTGGAAGGACACGAAGTGGGACACCGAACGGCGCGCCCCTGACGACGTCCCCGACGGCAAGGAGGGCGGCTGGCTCCCGATGTGGCTGGTGGTCGAGAAGCGCGACGGCGTCTCGGTCGCCATGTGGAACAACGAGTACGAGCTGGGTGAGCCCTCTATCGAGGGCCGAGCCATCCACACCCCGGCGGTCGAGTGGACCTTCGACTCTAGTAATCAGTGGTTGGACGGGGGCAGACGTGGCGGGCCCTTCATGGGCGACGAGGGCGAGTATCTAGAGTTTCCCTGCTGCGAGCTGTACGCTGACAACCGGGTGCCTTGTGCGCGAGGTCATCGCTACATCACTGGGGCCGACTGGGCGCAGACCATCGATTGGACGATCATCGTCACCTTCCGTACCGATGTCAGTCCGTGGCGGCTCGTCGCGTGGGAGCGCACCGGCCGCAAGCCGTGGCCCGTGATGTTGAACCGCTTCAACATCCGCAAGACTCGCTACCCCGGCCTCGCCGTCCACGACGCCACCGGCATGGGCGGCAAGCTGGTCTCCGACTTCCTAGAGGTCTCGGCCGAGCCCTTCGTGATGGCGGGCCAGAAGCGGAACCTGCTGTTTACCGACTACGTGGTCGGCGTCGAGAACCACGAGATCATGTGCCCCCGGATCATGTTCGCCTACGACGAGCACCGGCTGTGCACTGTCAAGGACCTGAAGCAAGGCGGACGCGCCGACGGGGGCCACCCACCCGACTCCGTGGTGGCGGCTGCGCTGGCGTGGTCGATGCGTGACGTGGAGTTCGTGGAGGACCTACAGCCCGGCGGCTATGACACTGTCGGTCCGCTCGGCGGGCTGGCCTGACCCGTGTATCATGAGAGAGAGGTGAACCGATGAGAGGCAACCGGAATCTGCTCGTCTTCTGCCCCGAGGTCTACGACCGGCAGGAGTTCGTATCGACCCCGCAAGGCGTCGCTACCACCGAGGCCCAGCCACAAGAGCACAGGTGGCATCAGCACTTCGAGATCGTGCAGTACAACCATGATGGTGACCGCCCTTCGGACTTCATGCTCGGCCCTGTCGGCCGGGAGTGTGGCCGGTGCCTGTCGCGCCTCAACCCTGCAGGCGAGATCGCCTACACCGACTCGGCTGAGGTCGAGCGGCAGGAAAAGGGCGAGGTAGCCCCGCCGAAGCTACTGGTACCTCGACATTGAACAGACAGCAGCGCCGCGCACAGGGACAGAGGGGTCCACTCTACACGCGCGAGCAGCGCAAGGAGGGGATGGGAGACGTCGAGCCAATCCGCCCCGGCCTCTACTACGTCACGCTCTACGCATGGCCGCAGTGGAAGGCGCTCGCGCACCCGGCCCCGATGCAGTGCCCGGTGGCCTTCGTCGAGAACGTCATGGGCTGGGGCACCGAGCGCATCCCCACCGTGACCGTCAACAAGATGCGAGCCCGGCGCATGCGCCTGTGTTACGTCTGCTCGATGGTGGTGCTGGAGGCCCGCGCCCGAGGCTCCGAGATACGGGAGTTCCAGCGCGCGGAGCTGGTCATGAAGCGCGAGCGTGCAGCTAGGGGGGCCGCATAGTGCTAGGTGTGATCGCGGTGACTGTGGTCTACGCCCTCGGAGGTGACCCGGCGTGGGCCATCGTGACGGGGTTCGTGGTCGAGCTGCTGATCCTCAGAGGCGAGCGCCGCCGGGGCCGTGGCTAGCAAGAAGCTCAGCCATGCCGACGTGCAGAGGCACCTCGCGCAGTGGCTGAGGGTACCCAATAGCAACGCCCGTCCGCCGGTTGTGGCGGAGGAGCTAGCGATCGAGGGATCGTGGGGAGACCACGGCCGCATAGACGTCCTGCTGTTCCGAGCCCTCAACGGATACAAGCAGATCGTGCTCGAAGCCTACGAGGTGAAGGCCACGCGCGCCGACTTCCTCAGCGACATCCGCTCGGCGAAGTGGCGACGCTACCTGCCGCGCCTGACCCGCTTCAACTTCGCGGCCCCCATCGGTGTGGTCAAGGAGAGCGATCTACCGCCGGAGGCAGGGCTCATCGAGATGGGCCTGCGCAAGGACGGCCGGTACTACTGGCACCGAGTGCGCCGGGCCCCGAGCCTCGCGAAGCTCGACGGCGAGGTGAACTCGGCGGGCTATGTGTTCACTCACGAGCCCCCGACGATCGACACCCTCGCTCGCATCCTCTACAAGGTGAACAGCCAGCGTCGCGAGCAGGGCTGGGCGGATGCAATCCGATCAGGAACACGAAGCATCTATCCCCAGCGCGGTTGACGCTCGGAGCCACTCCGATCTAAGGTGCGGGGGAGTAGAAGGAGGATCAGCATGGTGGACATGAAACGAGAGCCTGAGGAGGGGTACGCTGGAGCGTACTACGGCATGGGGTTCGGCACGGGCGTGGACGCGCTGGAGTGGCTGAACCTTACGCTGGCCGCATACCCGGAGCACCACATTCCGGTGTGGGTAGAGGCAGCGTCACCGCTCAAGCCGGAGGCCCCGGACCTCAGCATCGGGGTGCTGCTGCCGATCACAGGCAAGACCATGATCGTGTACGCGGTAGTCGCGGCGCAGGAAGAGATCGACGAGGCCGTCGACCTTGTGAGCGACTCGCTGGTTGCACGCGCACACTTCAGGTTCGTTAGAGGGTAGGTCGCCCGTGCCCATTCACAACCGAGCCCTGCTGGTGCCCGGGGAAATCCTGCGGGCGCGCTACCAAGGCCGCGAGGTCATGGCCGAGGTGGTGGCCGAAGGCCTGATCCGGGTCGACGGTGGCGAGACTCACACTTCGGTGAGTGCAGCGGCCAAGGCCATCACCGGACGCTCGACCAACGGCTGGAAGTTCTGGTCGCTCGTCAACGTGCCGGACGTGCCCCCCGAGCAGGCCCCCTTGCTGGAGCCGCCCACACCTGATGTGAAGGTGGACTCGGACGTAAAGAAGGCTACACCCGAGCGTCCGTTCATACCTTCGGGGTCCTGCGACAGCCCGTTCCACGGGAAGGGTAAATCCTGCCCGGACTCCATCGCGGTGGTCACTCGGGTGAAGGGTGCGGACGAGCGGATGGGCGAGGTGCACGAGCGCTGTTACGACCACGTGGTCAACATCCTAATCTATTGGGATGGGTTCTGGACCACCGAACCCCTCGACGAGGAGGAGCTAGCCCGCGCCGAGCGCAAGGTAGACCTCCGCAGACGAGGTGGTAGGAAGGCTGAGTGATACGTACAGATTCACGCTCGATGAGGTGCGCCCATTTCGAGAGGAGGTCGGGCTATGATTACCCGATACTGCTTTCGACTGTGAGACGGACGTCCCCAGCGACGCCGCGCTGTGTAGCTCATGTGCCCGTCACCGATCCGATGGACATGATCCTGCCACCATCTACGAGGGGCAGTGCCACGGGGCGGGGCCCGACGGACTGAACGAGAAGCGCCAAACCATCAGCAGCCCACGAGGGTTGCTAGCGAGGGAGCGGGCCCCTTAGTCGGGTAGAATGGAGGGGAGCACCTAGGGAGACCTCCACTGTCCGACCACGACTTCCAAGAGTTCGGTGTCACCGGCCTGAGCGAGTTCGGTGGGCAAATCCATGAAGAGCGGCTAAGGCAGCTCATGGACCCGACGCGCCGGAACCTGACCTACCGAGAGATGTCCGACAACAGCCCCGTCATCGGCGGGGTACTGCTGCTCCTCGACCTGCTCGTGAAACAGGTTGAATGGGACATCCGCACTCCCGAGGGTATGGAGGAGGACCCGGTCGCTGTTGAGCAGGCGGCCTTCGTGGACTCGTGCTTCCTCGACCTCGGCCGCCCGTTCAAGGACGCGGTCAGCGACTTCCTTTCGTTCGTGCCCTTCGGTTGGTCGTACCACAACGTGGTGTTCAAGAGGCGGAACGGCTTCCAGCCCGAGCCGAACATCGGTGCCGACGGCAAGGTCATCGAGGGCCCTGTGTCGTCGTTGTTCAGCGACGGGAAGGTCGGGTGGGATAAGTTCGCAGGGCGCGCCCAATCCACGCTCGACCGCTGGATCTTTTCCAGCCGGGGCGACATCGTGGCGATGGTGCAGCGCCCGCCCAACGGAGGCACCTCGGTCACGATCCCGCTGTCGCGAGCCCTTCACTTCCGCACCTCGGGACGGCACAACAACCCCGAGGGCCGGAGCGTCCTGCGCACAGCCTACCGGCCGTGGTACTTCCACAAGACGATCGAAGAGATCATGGCCATCGGGATCGACCGCGACCTCGCAGGTACCCCCGTGCTGGAGGTCCCCGGCGAGTACATGAAGGCTCGCGCGAACCTGCCAGCCAACCTCGCACGCGAGCGCGATCAGTGGGAGAAGCTGGTCCGCAACATCCGGCGGGGTGCCAAGGATGGCATCCTCATGCCGCTGGTCCGCGACCGCAACGGCAAGGAGCGGTTCAAGCTCTCGCTGCTGACCACGGGCGGCCGTCGACAGTTCGACATCAAGGGTCTGCTGGAGTACTACGACCAGCGTATGGCGATGGCCGCGCTCTCCGATGTGATCCTGCTGGGCCACGAGACGGTGGGCAGCTTTGCGCTGGCCGACTCGAAGACCAATCTCACCGCGATGTTCGGCAGCTCGCTGACCGACATCATCACCGGCCAGTTCAACCGGCGCGCGATCCCGGCCCTGATGCGGATCAACGGTATGGACCCGGAGCGCGCGCCCCTACTGGTCCCGGGTGATATGGAATCGCTGAACCTTGAGGAGCTGGCCATCTACGTGCAGGCGTTGTCCGGTGCAGGCATGCCACTGTTCCCCAACGAGGCGCTGGAGGGGCACCTCCTCGCAGCAGCTGGCCTGCCGGGTGAGTCACAGGAACTCGAGTAGACTGCGATGGCCATCGGCGACCTCGCGAAGGCAGTCTACGGCCGGAACGGCAAGCGTAAGAATCGCCGCCGCGTCCGCAAGGATGCCAACACCGACCGCATCGCCCGTGCGCTGAAAGAGGAACGCTCTCGGCTGGCGCAGGTGTGGGCCGACGTAAGCATCTCCGAGGCCACAGCCATAGCTACGGTCGCCGACTCCTCGCTTGTGGTGGCCACCGTCGAGGGCGCGTATAGCCCTGCGGCCGAGCCCACTCGTAAGGCCTTGCTCGCGGGCCTTGGGATCGGGGGGGACATCGCTCTGGAGGACCTCGCGATTGCGACGCTGCAATTCAACCTGACCAACCCGCTCGCGGTGGAGTGGGCTAGCACCAAGTCCGCTAATCTGATCGTCGAGGTCTCTACGGAGCAGGTTGCGACGGTTCGGTCCGTGATCGCCGAGGGTCTCACCTCAGGCAAGGGCGCGCGAGTTGTGGCGGTCGAGCTACGTGAGACCATCGGTTTGCACAGGCGGTACGCCACGGCAGTGGATCGGTTCCGCGAAAGACACCTCACCCAACTAATCAAGCAACACCCCCGCACTCCGATCAGTGTGCTACAGGGCCGGGCCGATGCGAAGGCAGCGAGGTATGCAGACAGGCTCCGTCGCTCCCGAGCCAAGACCATCGCCCGCACTGAGCTACAGCGCGCCGCCAACGAGGGTCAGCGACAGGCGTGGCAGCAGGCCGTACAAGCTGGGGAGCTGGAGGTTACCAACGCCGAGCGCGAGTACATCGCCACGCTGGGTGGGCACGCTGTCTGCGACGATCAGGACGGTATCCGTATCCCGTGGGACGGCGAGTTCCCGGTGGCAGGCGACCCGCCGATCCACCCCAATTGCGGGTGCACGTTCGGCCTGCGGAAGGCAGAGGTGCTCGTGCCCTCCGAGGCGGACGCGGGTCCTCTCTCGATCAGCGGTCCGACTATTACGTCCGCGCAGGTGAATCAGTTCCTCGCTAACTCACAGGTCACGAAGCCGGTGGTTCACCGCACGAGCACGTCAGCCGCGCGCTCCATTCGTAAAGGCGGGGTGGACTTCTCGAAGACTGCACCCCGATCTACCTTCGGCGAAGGGTTCTACACGTCCGAGGAGGCCATCACCTTCTATGGTGACGAGCAGTTGAGTATCGCGATCCGCTCGCAGAAACCGTTCAGGGGAACAGCCCAGCAGATGGATGACAAGATCACCTCGTTCGCCTTGGAGGCCCCAGAGAAGACGGTCGAGACCGTCACAGGGGAGGTGAGGGTGGCGTTCTGGGAGAGCGGCGAGCAGCAGCGGGCGATTCGTCAGGCGTTCCTCGATGAAGGCTTCGACAGCTTAATCGTTGAGTCGGGGAATGATATAATCATCGGGCTGGTCGAGGATAACATAAAGGTCGTGGTGAACTGATGGCTGACTGGAAGCGCTCGCGGGGAGACTTTCGTGGGTGCCTAGCCTGTACCCACTACACCGGAGCCGACCGCTGCACCGCGTTTCCTGAGGGTATCCCCTTCCCGATCCTCGCGGGGGAGATCGACCACCTCGTAGAGAGGCCGGGGCAGAAGAAGCCCCAGACGCTTCGGTTCGAGGCCCTCCCGGAGCACAGGCCATCTAGCAAACAGGGGGCCGAGCCCGCCTAGCAAGGCTCCGTTGATTCAACGGAACCTTACCACGATCGGAGTACACACCCCCTAACGCGCGCGTGACCCGTGTATCATGAGGGTGGAGGGGAACGCCCAATGCTACGTACTGCCCGACGTTTGATCAGGGGTCTGCTACGGCGGCCCTACACACCCAAGCTCGGTCGCGAGGCCGACGCTATGGAGATGTGGCACGAAGCCGCAGTCAAGGGCGGCATGTTCTGGACGGTGCTCGTCGGGGAGTGGGAGCGCGGCCGAGGAATCGGGAGGCTCAGTAGCTGGTGCGGCAGGCGCTGCGGCAACGCTGGGTGCATTCGACTGGGCTGTTCCTGTGATGCTGACGTGTGTAGCGACTTCAGGGTCGCGCTGGTGCGTCGGGAGTTCGAGTAGCCCGTGGCCAGCATGAGCCGGAGGGTCCGGCGACGCAACCGACCAACCCTGACCCCCGGCAGGCGACCGGGCCAGCCCCGTGCTGTGGATGATCCCCCGACCCCGGCGCAGCTGCGCTTCTACCGCGAGGGTCAGCTCAAGGTGCGTTGGGACTCGATGGCGGACCTTCCGGGTTGACGAAAAGTTCCGGGTTGACACTGCCTGCAACGACCCCCTATTCTGTCATCCGGAGGCAACGCCCATGAGCACACTAGGTCTGTACACGACGGTGACCTGCCGATGGGCGTGGGTGCGCCAGCTGGTAGAGGCAGGGCTCCTGCCCCAGCTGATACACGCGGTGCTGCACCCCTTCGGGTTCTGATGCACGACCCCATCGCCTACACATACGAGGCTGACACCCACTGTGAGGGCGGTGCTCGTGGCCCTGCTCGTGGCCCGTATGACCTTCCTACTAATCAGGGGTTGAGTTCCGGGCCTGACGAGCCGATGATCTAGGTGAACCGAAGGAGACGACGATGGCCCTACTGACACGAACCCACCGCCCTGAGTGCGACGAGTCCCACACCGGGTTCGCCAGCCCCTGCAACACGATCAACGCCCACGCCAACGAGTGCCAGTGGTGCTCGACGGTAGCGACCGACGTGGTCCGCCGCATGTCGCTCTGCGACTCCTGCGCCGCGACGGCCAAGGTGCAGCTGATGCTCGGGATGGCCCCCGCATGACCGACAAGCCGAAGCGCTGGTACGATGAAGACTTCGCTTCCGAGGGCTACCGTGTCAGCTCGTCGAGGGCACGGAGCTACTCGATTGAGTAC